AGCGATCACCATCTTTTTGTAATGAGCTTTGTCAAATGCCCGATACCGGATGTAGTCAACCTTTCCGTGAGTTGCTTCGGCAATACGAGCGGCCACAAAAAGATTCGGCCGGCGGCCTTCGACAAGGTCGATGTAACCACGCGGGCTATTGCGGTTGCGGAGAATCTCCAGCACGTCCCACGAATAGTCCGTACCAAGCTGAGTCCACGGCACGTCAATCTGCGACTGGATCGCGTCAACCTTCGGCTCGTCCGTATCGAACAGCCTGCGGTAACGAGCGTTACCCTTTTCGTCCAGCACGACGTTTCGCTGAATGCTGGTGCCACCGTCAATGCGGCGACGGTTCTGCTCGTAGATCCGCACAAACTCGAATTCCTGCGAGTCCCACATAACCTCGAACTGGTTATCGGGCAGATCCTTCAAGGTCGTAGCGATCAGATCCTTGAGTTTATCATTATCAATCCCCATGGGGACTACTCCTTTACCTAGTAAAGACCGCGTCGAGACGTTGCCGTGTATTGGCAATCAACTGATCACGATCCACTGAACCGCTTGTATCTGCGGCGGTCGTCTTGCTGGTCGGCTTGATCGAAATACCCTTCCGACGCTGCGTAACTTGCTTTGCGAGTTCCTTTCGCACAACGCTCGTCTTCACTTCGGCGGCTACGGTATGATGTGCCAATTCCAAGGCATCCGCCGTGGAGATAATTTGGCCGTGTTGGGCGGCCCCAACAATCATATGATCCGCCAACGTAAGTGCCTTGTTGCGTTGTCCTACTTGGTCGTTACTCGCCGAATCCCACGACTCGCCATAAAATTCTTGGTACGGTTTCAGATCATCCGACTGAAAAAAGTCATCGATCTGCCGTGCCAAAGTGGCCTGCTCAGTCTGCCGATGTTGCTCCGCGTAGTCAACACTATCGTTGAGGGTCGGCAGAATCTTGTTGATGGCTTCAATGGTTGTGGCCAACGGACCGAAGGCTTTGATGAGGGCATCCTTATCATAGCCCGAGGCTTCCGCCAACTGATCAAAATCGATCGGAGCGATGCCGCCATCCGGGAACGCTACCGCAGGATCAGGCTCCGCTTTTTGGCCCGCGTCGGGCATGAGCGAAGAGTCCTCGTCACGCTGGGCTCGCCCTAAAGCGGCCCATCCCTGTGTTTCCTGTATGCGACTCGCATGGATCTTGGACGCCGTTGTGAGAAACCCCTCGGGATCCCGCGTGAACGCCTCTTCGATCTCATCGTTCGTCCATTGATACGCCTTGAGCGACCGCACGATCGCTGCCGGAAGGGTAGGGGATCCGTCATCCGCTGCTTCCGAGTCGTCAGTCTGCTGATCGGTGCCTGCGACCGCGTCATCGTCCACAACGACGGCGGTGGTACCGTCTGCTGCGTCCTCGGCTATCACTTCGGTTCCCTGCCCAGCGTCAGCCGTAGCAAGCTCCACCGGCTCCGCATCATTGCTGAGATCGGCCAGCTTGCTGGCTACACTGGTCAAGAGAGCCGCGTGCTCCGCCCCATCCGAGCGAGGGGTCGCCGCGAGTCGATCAGTTCCTGCGTTGTCTGTGTTCACCATGTTCTCCTTGACGGCCTTATCCGCTGCTCACCGGAGGTGAGGGTAGGGGAGGGTGTGGCCGCCGCACCCATATTGTAACACATTATCGGACGTTGTCAAGCCAAAATATCAGGTTTTGTATTAGTTGAGTTCTTCGAATCCCTCCGCTCTGAGTACGGCGAGCTTCTGCTGGCGAGTTCGGGCAATCGGCACCCCGAACAACGGGCTCCGCCGGTCGGTGCTCACATCGACGCCGGGGTTCCGGCCTCGGAATACCGCGATATCCGTTTCGTCGGCCAGAGCCACCGAGTACATTTCGATCGGCTTCTCGAATACTCCCGTGTGGCGGCGGTTGGATCTGTGGACGCGGGGCATCCCCTCACCGCAACACTGCGGCCACACAGGAGACTCGGCAACCGATCGCGTCATTACCTGTTCCTCGCGTCCGCAACTATCACACTGATGGTTAAAGATCGGCATGGTATCTCCTAAGCTGTCCCGGGTGACATGAAACCTTGTAACGACCGCTGCGAGTCGGCAGCCCCTGCTTGGGCGTTAGCACGAAACTGTGCGGCATTCGATTGTGGGGCGGCCCCGGCTTCCGCAGCTTGTCCGTTTTGCAGCACCCCACGGTTTACGTTTGCTCCTGGTTGGGCCGGTAGACCCTGCGAGTCCTGGAACTGCGGACTGTTCGCCATGACAAACGCCATCCGATCCTGGAACGTGGGATCGAAGAACACCTCATCCAACCAATCGATACCCGCCGCGTCCGCCATCTTTCTGAGGTACACCGGCAAGTTAAAAGGTTGGCCGATCTGCATCGCCTGCACGGCAGCGTTGATCGCCGTGGGCAACAGACGAATGCCGAAATCCATAGCTCGTTGGAGTCGCACATTCTGATCTACCCGCTGCATCGAATCCTGCTGAAACTCGATGGCGAAGTCGAAGAAGTCGCCACGTCGAGCTTCGGGCGTCAGGAACACCTGCACTTCCGCAACTTGCATTCCGCCCGGCTGTTGTACGGGTTGTCGTCGTACAAGCGGCAGATTGATCATCGGATCGGTGTGCATATAGAAAGCTCGCTTGCGGGCTTCTTTGGCACCGGCTATGTAGGTCAGATCCTGCATGTCGTTAAGACCGACATTCGCATTCGTGTTCAAGATATTGGCTTCAGTAGCTGAGTCGGATCGAAGATCCTGTCCGCCGACACCTTGAGGATTCGCAGCCATCATATTGAACCACGACTGCAACATGATAACGTGGCCCTCATTAGACTGGGCCTGTCCACCGTAACTTACGACTTTGATGCCGTCCGGATCTTCAACGGCAACAGCATCACCGTCTGAGGCATCACGCAGTTCCACAGCATCATCAGCCGCCGAAGGCTTGTAGGCTGTGATGTCCTTCTGTCGATCGGCCTGCTCCATGATCTTTTTGGCCATTCGGTTGGCCATGACATGCAGATCCTGCCAGATACCCACCATCGCAACCGGCAGCGGGTTGTTGGGTACGGGCGGCGTGAAACTTAGGAACGTATAGGGTCCGTCGGGATCACCGACGTAGTCATCGACGCGAAGATAGTCCTCAAATACGACGTTGCGAGCCCCAGGCACGGTAACAACGGCATTCGCCGCCGGTACCCACGCCTCTACAATCTCGACTTCTTCTTCTAAGAACGCTTCGCTGGTAACTTGCCGACGTGATAGATCCGACACGCGACCCTGTCCGCCGGTACTCTCTGGACGAGCGTGAACGTTGGGCAGCCGTTCAACAAACTCATTCCGGTATAGGCCAGTCTCCAGCAGTTCCCGACGTGGCACGATTAGACGATCGCCCATGAACGCTGATTCGCGGATGTCGCCTCGCACAGTCGGGTCGAACACGAAGTTATCAAAGTCCACGTTGGCGGTGTATATTTCGCCGGGGTCGATGAGGGTATCGTCCCCGAAGTTGATAGCATCGCCCGATTCCGCCAAACCGGTTTTGAGGATGCCCATCGTAAAAATAGCATCGACGACCCAACGGCGATAGACTTCTCGAATTCCCACTTGTTTGCTGTTGAAGTCTAAAGCAAGACCCAGCAACTCGGCATACGGCCGATACGGAAGAAACTCCGTATGGACGTTGTGTTTGGGGAAGTTCGACACAAGATTCGGCACGAGCACACGAATCGCATTGAAGATGAGGTTCAGTGGCTCCGTACCGATATCGCCACGGTCGCGGTCATAGTATTGGCCAACATACGACCGGATAAACATAAGTCGGGCGTTGCGAAAGTTTCGCATACGCTGAAAACCTGCGTTCACTGCTCGCTGTAGTCGCCGGGGTCCAACTTCACTAGGCATGTAATCTCTCCCTGAAATCGAAGTGCTTCCCCAGTCTTGCCGCTTGTCGCTGTTTCACTAACTGCTGTTTGCGAAACGCGGGACTTCGGGCCGGAGCAGAGGGTTTGCAAGGTCTAGATTTGGGTGCCTCTTCAACACCCAGCAGGCACAGCATGTCACCTATTACTCGGTCACCGTGAACTTTGCGTGCTTCGGACGATTCTTCCATGAGGGCCGCAGGACCGAGACCGCCGTTCTCGTAGTAAATGTAAGTTAACGCCTCGTCGAGCGACAACTCGCAATGGTTGATGAAACCGCCGTGAGCCAAGGCCCGCCGGTACATACCAAGGACGATTTCTTTCTTCTCGCGTGATGAGTGCCATCCATATCGCTTTCCTCGTTTTTCACGAGCCGTGCCCACCGCCCGGTCAACATAGTAGATCGGGTATTGATAGATTTTCACGACCTGACGGCCGAAGTCCCACCCAGGACCGTTAGCCTCCCAAATCAGAAGCGGCAATCGGTTACGAGCCCCGCCGCACCACAAAGCCGCCGCGACCACCATGCGGGCAAATTCGTAAGGCGGGATATTCGCATCGGCGAACGTTGCGATTTTTTCGCGTGTCTCCGCACACATGATCGAGACGGTGGAGTTAGAAGCACCTTGGCCC